AAGAATGAAAGTATAAGGTATAAAGAATTAAGAATGAATCACATCTAGTTCTTAATTCTTTATACTTTACAATCTCAATCAATTCTTTATTCTTATACTCTCCATTCAGAAGTTCATTGTAATTCTTATAGTCAGTGGTGTGGTTAATTCTAATTACAATGGACTTCTCAATGGACAGTTATTTTTTATACTTAACGATTGCAATTTAATTCTTTATACTTTGCAATCGTTGTTTTATTCTTTATACTTTTTAGGATCGGGTCGCGTCGCATGAGACCCGATAGATTCCGATTCTCTTAACCTTTCCCCCCTTGCGCTCCCTGGTGATCGGGGGCATGATGGGCACAAGCGGGACGGATCCCGCCAAACCACACCGCCAGACCTGCCATGCTGATCGCTCAAAGTATCACCAACCCCCACACATTTGAGGCGATTGTTGAATACTTCCGCCCCTCAGATCGCGGATTCCAGTATGTCATTCCCAGCGCCGATGTTGTTAATTTTGTCGTTGATTCTGACGAGTTTAATGAGATCGGGGATGATGTATTTTATGATCTCGCTGAACACTACTGTAAGTGCAATGGAGTAGATTTTTACAGGGTATTTACATCCGAAGAATGGTAACAATCGGGGGCAACTTTCGCCCCTATTCTTAACACTTTCCCATCGCATCTTTCACCATGACCGCTACACTTTCCCGCTACACTTTGGAATGGTCTGCTACTCGTGGCAATGAGATTCCGGAATTGGGTTACATTTATACCCAGGAAGTTACCTTCTACACTGTAGACAATTATCGCTATGATGTGTCGTTTGATGTTGGCGACGGTCGCAGATTAGGCGTCCTATTTGTAACTGTAGATCAGCAAGATCCGCAAGGTTACAATCAAACAATGCACTATTGTTTGGGACAATTTTATAACAATCAAGGTGCAATTAAGTTCGCTCAGTTTGCACTTAACCACTTTATTGAGACCGAAACGTGGTCAGTTTGCCCATCATTTCAGGCAGTAGATTACATCGAAGGCGACCCACATACGCTGGCAGGTGATGAGATTGTGAGCGAACTTTATACCTGGTAAGTTATACGTTCGTGGGCGGCAGTTTGTGTTACTTTGCCGCCCTTATGTTCGTTCGTGTTTGACAGTTACCGTAGCGGGGGTGGGGGTGATTAAAAAAGCAATGGATCCCCTAATCTATAAAAGTAAATATAAGGCAAACAATACTTCAAAAATAAAAAAATTCCCGGACCATAAAAACTTCAAAAACCCCACATATATAAAATCAAAACTTTGCAACACCAAATGAAAAAAAATTCCGGAGATATTTTTGCGTCCATAGAGATCGATCCAATTACAGGGCAATACTTTATTACCATACCTGAACAAGTTATGAATGAACTCGAATGGTATGAAGACACAAGAATTAAATTTTCAATCGACAGTGATGAAGTAATTCTAAAAGAGGTTGATTGACAGAACATAGATAATAGTGTATGATAATGATGTAACAGCATTCTATTATGGCTAAAGGATTTACTGTAAAAGCAAAAGCACCTACTCCAACTCAAGCGCCAGAGTGGGATTATAATTTGGCAAAATCAATGGTGCAAGGAAAGTCCGTTGTATTTTGTCTTCCAGGAAGAGGAGTATCTTATACTTACTTGAAGAACTTTGTACAACTGTGTTTTGATCTTGTGCAAGCAGGAGCAAGCATTCAAATCTCGCAGGACTATTCATCAATGGTCAACTTTGCAAGATGCAAGTGTTTAGGTGCGAATGTACTGCGTGGACCTGATCAGATTCCTTGGGACGGCAAACTGAACTACGATTGGCAACTTTGGATTGATTCTGATATTGTTTTCAATACTGAGAAGTTTTGGCAACTTGTTCTGATGGAAAAAGACATCGCTGCTGGTTGGTATGCTACAGAAGATGGTCACACGACTTCAGTTGCACATTGGTTAGAAGAAGATGATTTCCGCAGCAATGGTGGTGTAATGAATCACGAAACTGTAGATAGCATTTCAAAGCGTCGTAAACCATTTACTGTAGACTACACTGGATTTGGTTGGTTACTGATTAAAAAAGGTGTCTTTGAGCATCCTGAAATGAAGTATCCTTGGTTTGCACCAAAAATGCAAGTCTTTGAGTCTGGTGAAGTTCAGGACATGTGTGGAGAAGACGTATCGTTCTGTTTGGATGCAAAGGAAGCAGGTTTTGAAATCTGGTGTGATCCTCGCATTCGCGTTGGACACGAAAAATCAAGGATTATTTGATGTCTAACGAACGCTATAATATTCTTTGTAAGGGACGTAGAATTTATTCTGCGCTTACAGAAGAAGAATATTTCAATGTCATGGAAGACCTGTCGATTGAATATTATCAGACAGGTTCTCCACGACCTGAAGATCTTGAAACTGAAATTTTATTGGAGAGTAATCTATGGCAGCTAAGTCAAAAGTCGGTCTGAATAAGAATAGTTCTTATATTCCTGGTCCTCCTAAAAAGTCTCGTCAGGGAGCTGGTGGTGGAACTAAGTACGCTGCGTCTTCTCGTAATGGAGCACGTAAAAAGTATCGCGGACAAGGTAAAGGATAAGCAATTCTGGAAAGTACAACAGCAACAAACGTAAAAACACGGGTACGTGCCGTACAAATGCTCAAAAAGCAGCGGCACGTAAGCGTCGTAAACCAAAACCTGGACGTAAGTATAAGTTTCAATAAGAAAAATGACTCATTTTGAGTCATTTTTTTGTAAATAAATAAATTTTTTCATCAAAACTGAGTTGAAAAACATTTCAATGGGTAAACACCTGCTTTTAGAGGTGTATAATGTCGATTTTAACCTAATTAATGACGTGGAATCGCTTCAAAACGTCATGATAAGAGGCATAAAACGAGCAAAAATGACGATTTTGAACACTTTTTCTCACTGTTTTTTGCCACAGGGGTGTACAGTTGTGATTGCTTTGTCTGAAAGTCATGTTTCTTGCCATACTTGGCCAGAAAATGGTTGTTTAGCGGTGGATGTATACACTTGTGGTGAAGGAAATCCCCGTCTTATCGCTCTTGAAATACTTAAATACCTTGATTCAGACTCATATTCTCTGCGCGAAGTCGAACGTTAAATAGAAACAAGGAGATAGCAACCTCCTTTATAAAAGTTCTGTTTTATTCATTAAAACAGGAGCTAAAATGTCTAATTTACCAGTCGATAGAGACGAAAATTACATGTATGACATGTGGGGTACAACAAAGTTAATCACTGATTACGATAATCACTCACCAAAAAGAGTCATTCAAGAAGTTATGCACGACGTAGCACCGAAGCATAACTTGAAAAAACAACAAGAACTTCATGAAAAAATTCGTAATGACGAAGATTATGATGATTGGGAGTATGGAACTGAACCAACACTCGGTTCTTCCTGGAAATGAACATAAATAAGTAAAGAAATCTACCTAAAATGGCAGTCACAAGGATATCACAGTCTTTTAAGGATATTAGTTTATCTTTTGATCCACATCCTGTGACAAAAGATCTACCTGTTCTTACAAATGAAAGAGCGACTATTCGTTCAATTCGTAATTTGGTTGAAACAATACCAACTGAAAGATTTTTTAACTCGACAATTGGATCAAGCGTAAGAAGAAGTTTATTTGATTTTGTTGATTATGCAACTGCTTCTGTTATTCAAGATCAAATTATTGAAGTCATTTCAAACTATGAACCAAGGGTTACAAATACAGTTGTTCAGGTAGATCCAATTCCAGATTTAAATGAATTTGAAATTACTATAACATTTGATATTATTGGACAAGAAATTCCAACCCAACAGTTTTCATTCATATTAGAGGCAACAAGATAAAATGCCTTTTACTAAGTTCGCTAATCTAGATTTTGATCAGATAAAGACCTCTATCAAAGACTATCTCCGTGCAAATTCAAATTTCACGGATTTTGACTTTGAGGGGTCTAATTTTTCTGTTTTAATTGATACTCTTGCTTATAACACTTACATTACTGCATTTAACTCGAACATGGTTGTAAATGAATCCTTTTTGGATTCTGCAACATTGAGAGAAAATGTAGTTTCATTGGCAAGAAATATAGGATATGTGCCCAGATCAAGAACTGCAGCGAGTGCAGTTGTATCTTTTACCATACAACCAAAGACTTCAACCCAGACAGTTACTTTACAAGCGGGTTTAGTGTGTACTGGGAGTTCTGGTGGAACATCTTATATTTTTTCAGTTCCAGACAACACAACGGCAAGTGTTGTTAATGGTGTTGCCTCGTTTAATAATCTAACCGTCAAGCAAGGAACATTTTTAAAAAAAGAATTTACTGTTGATGGATCTTTAGATCAACGTTTCATATTAGAAAACTCATACATTGACACGTCCACAATTCGTGTTTATGTAAAAGGAACTGGAGACAGTGGACTTGGAAAACCATACACTCTTGTAGATAATATTTTTGAAGTTGATTCCACCTCAAAAATTTATTTGATTCAAGAGGTTAAGGATGAAAAGTATGAACTTCTTTTCGGTGATGGAGTTTTCGGCAAAAAACTTGAAAATAATGCTGTTATCACAGTAACTTACATTATCACAGACGGTAAAGATGGTAATGGTGCAAGTTCATTTACTTTTGCCGGAAGCGTAAAGAATGAGAATGATACTATAGAGGTTCCAAATAATACAATAACGATTAGCACAATTCAATCTGCACAAAATGGATCCGACATTGAAAGTATTGATTCCATTCGAAGATTTGCTCCTAGATTATATTCTTCTCAATATAGAGCAGTCACCACAAGAGACTATGAGACAATTATAAAATCAAAGATATATCCAGAAACAGAATCTGTGTCTGTGGTTGGTGGAGAAGAACTAACACCTCCCCAATATGGAAAAGTTTTGATTAGTATTAAACCAAAAAATGGTACATTTGTTTCAGATTTTAATAAACAAGAAATCAAAAATAAACTCAAGCAATATAGTGTTGCTGGTGTAAATCCTGAAATTGTAGATTTGAAAATATTGTATGTTGAAATAGACTCATCAATCTACTATAACTATGCACAGGTTTCTAGCGTAGAAAATTTAAAAACAAAAGTTATCAAATCTTTAACTTCTTACGCACAATCTACAGATCTAAATGCTTTTGGTGGTAGATTTAAGTATAGTAAAGTTTTACAGGTCATTGATAATACGGATACTGCAGTTACATCAAATATCACAAAGGTAATTATTAGAAGAGATTTAAAGGTAAACATTAATACTCCAACTCAATATGAAATTTGTTATGGAAATAAATTTCATATAAATCCTGCAGGAAAAAATATTAAGTCTACTGGATTTAATATTTTTGGTGTTACAGATACTGTATATTTTACAGATACTCCAAATACGGATTCCAATGGCAATCTTACTGGAACTGGAGTCATTTCGATTGTAAAACAAATTCCTGTTTTAGTAGGTGTTGGGTCTACCGCAACTCTTAAGACACCAGTTGTAGTTCAGTCTGCAGGAACTGTTGATTATAGTCTTGGAGAAATAAGACTTAATGCACTAACAATCACTTCAACTAAGTTGGAGCAAAATATAATTGAAATTCAAGCATTTCCAGAGTCTAATGATATTATTGGATTGAAGGATTTGTATTTGTCTTTTAGCATTTCAAAAAGCAAAATAAATATGGTTAAAGACGTTATTGCTTCTGGTGATGACGTTTCTGGAGTAGTATTTTCTACTAAAGATTACTATAGATCTAGCTATTCGAACGGGGATTTAACGAGGTCATAATATGATACAAACGGGTTTTGAGTCTAGAATAAAAGTACAACAAATAATTGAAAATCAACTTCCAGAATTTATTATAGATGAAAGTCCAAAATCTGTTGACTTTTTAAAGCAGTATTATGCTTCTCAGGAATACCAAAGTGGTCCAACAGATATTGTTGAAAACTTAGATCAATATTTAAAACTTGATAATCTAACACCAGAGGTTGTAGTTGGATTTACTACACTTTCCTCAGGAATCTCTTCGTCCGCATCGACAATTCAAGTTTCAACAACCAAAGGTTTTCCACAAAACTATGGTTTATTAAAAATTGATGATGAGATCATCACTTATACTGGACTAACTACAAATACATTTACAGGTTGTATTCGTGGTTTTTCTGGAATTACAAGTTATCATAAACAATTAAATTCTGAAGAGTTAGTTTTTTCAACATCAAACTCATCATCTCATATTGGATTCTCAACCGTTACCAACTTAAGTGTTCTTTTCCTAAAAGAATTTTACAATAAAATTAAATATTCTTTAACTCCAGGATTAGAAAGTAAAGAATTTGTTTCTAATTTAAATGTTGGAAACTTTATTAAAGAAGCAAGAACTTTATACGAGTCTAAAGGAACCGAAGAATCTTTTAGAATTCTTTTTAATATTTTATTTGGTGAAACCCCACAAGTAATTGATTTAGAGAAATTCTTAGTCAAACCATCAGCATCAACTTATATTAGAAGAGCAGTTGTTATTGCTGATGCAATTTCTGGCGATCCTTTAAAATTACAAGGACAAACTATCTTTAAAAACAATGATACTGGTACTTCAGCATCTGTATCTGAAGTAGAATTAATTAGAAGAAAAGAAAAAACATATTATAAACTTTTACTTTTTATTGGTTATGATGATACTTTCCCAACGATTACTGGAACTTTTAATATTACAGGGAGCACCAAAAATTTAGAATATGTTAGTGTAGGTAGTTCGGTTATCAGTGTAGATTCAACTATAGGTTTTCCAAAATCTGGACTAATTTATAATGGAGAAACCGAAATTGCATATACAAACAAAAGTATAAATCAATTTTTTGGATGTTCTGGAGTAACCTCAGGAATTGCAACTGCATCGACGATATATTCTGAGGAAACTTATTATGGTTATGAGGATGGAGATACATCCAAAAAAGTTAAACTCAGACTTACTGGTGTTTTATCTGATTATATACCAATTACAACAAATTCATCTATTTCTGAAGGTGAAGAGATTACTGTTAAAAATTTAGGTGAATTAATTAAAAATCCACAATCTGATAAAACGTATAAAGAAATATTTGCAAATAGTTGGATTTATAATACAAGTTCAAGATTTTATATTGATTCTTTTTCTCCAGGATCAATATCTCAAGTTACATTGAGTAGTGATATTGATAAATCAAGTTTAAAGGTTGGGGACTATATTGATATTTTATATCGAGATTCTCAAACAATTGTAGCATCAAATTTAAGAATAACTTCTATTTCAGGCAAACAGATTTTTACATCACAGAGCTTTACTCTGTCTTCAGGATCAAACTATGATATTCGAAGAAAAATTAACCATGCAAGTAGTTCTTTAGTCCCATTAGAAGTTACCCCAATTATAGCAGAAATTCAAAATGTATATAATCAAAATAATGATTATATGTATGTGGCATCTAATTCATTACCCGGTTATCAAGTAACAAAGTCTATCTTCTCATACAATGCTTCTGGTGTAAGTTCACAAGATTCAAATACTGGATTATATTCTAAAATTACATTTTCCGAAAAAGTATCATTTATAAGTGGAAATCAAATTTATTATAAACCATCTGGATCATCAATTTCTGGATTAAGTGAAGGTGTATACTACGTTGAAGTCTTAACTGGACAGCAAGAAATAAGACTCTATGCTTCTAAAGAAGTCATAGGAACTTCAAATTATTTAAGTTTTGGAGAGTTAACTTCTGGAACTCATAATTTTACTTTAAATACCCAAAAAGAAAAAGTATTATCACCTCAAAAAATACTTAGAAAGTTTCCTTTAGAAGTTAATATTGGAGATGGTGATTCTGATGCTACTGTCCCTGGATATGTTGGGATGTTAATTAATGGTGTAGAAATATCAAATTATAAATCTGGAAATAAAGTTTATTATGGTCCACTAGAATCAATTAAAGTTTTAAACGGCGGTTCTAAGTTTGATGTTATTAATCCACCACTACTAACATTATCATCTGGAATTGGATCTGTACAACCAGTAGTTAGCGGATCGGTAGAAAAAATATATGTTGACCCTCAAGATTTTGATATAGATGTTGTAGTCTCTATTGCTCTTACTGGCGGAAATGGTCAAGGATCTTCCTTTGAACCAGTAATTGAAAGAAAAAGAAGAGAAATTAAATTTGATGCTAGACAGTTAGCATTTGGTGGTGGAGTTGATACTACACAAGAAACAATTACTTTCTTATCAAATCATAATTTGATAAATGGTCAAGTAATTATCTATAGACCTGGAAATAATCCATCTCTAGGAATTGGAACTTATAAAGGATCCAATGCTTCTACAGGAAATACTTTAAAAGAAGAAACTCCATATTATACAAAATACATAAGTGACACTACAATTCAACTTTATCAAACACTTTCAGATTTTACTTCTGGTATTAACACAGTAGGTTTTACTACTATTGGAACCTCTGGAATTCATAAATTTGTTACAGAACCTAAGAACACTTTAACTGGGATTAAAGTTTTAAATGGTGGATCAGGATATACCAATAGAAAACTGAGAGTTCTATCGACAGGTATTTCAACAATCCATAGCACAATAACATTTAATAATCATGGATTTAAAGATGGTGAATTAGTTACTTATTCAAATACTCAAAATTCTATATCCGGTCTTTCAACAATCAAACAATATAATATTATTAAAATTGACAATAATCAATTTAGATTGGCAGATGCAGGAATAGGTGGAACAATTACAAGTAATTATGATAGAAGAAAATATGTCAGTTTAGGTTCAACTGGAAGTGGATATCATATTTTCAACTATCCAGAAATATCTTTTAAAGTTGAATATGGTGCTGTTGGTTTAGGTAGTACACAATTTAGGGGATCAATCAGTGCTATACCAATTATTAGAGGACAAATAATAGATGCGTATGTTTATGAGAAGGGATCAGATTATGGATCAACCGTTTTAGATTATCATAAGAAACCATCTATTTTAATTAAAAATGGGAAGAATGCCCAATTTAAACCAATCATCATTGATGGTGCAATACAAGACATTTCATTACAAAATAGTGGAACCGAATATTATTCAACTCCAGATGTTGTAGTTTCTGGTGTTGGAACGGGAGCAGTTCTTAGACCTGTTGTTGTAGATAACAAAATATCAGATTTAATTATCGTAAATGCTGGAGCAGGTTATTCTACAACAAATACCACCATTACTGTTGTTCCTTCTGGAAAAAACGCGGTTTTTGATCCTCAAGTTAGATCTTTAACTATCAATAAAAACTTTTTATATAATAATGTTAATGATACTACCGTATCTTCAAATGAAATCATAGAATCTTCCTATAATAATCTTCAGTATAGTATTTGTGGTTACTCAGACTTAGTTCAGACTGCTTTTAATGATAATGGATCATCTCATTCCCCAATAATTGGATGGGCATATGATGGAAATCCAATTTATGGTTCTTATGGATATTCAAATCCAAAAGACAAGAACTCATCTCTGAAAAAATTAGTTTCTGGGTATACCTTAAACACTGACAATATTATAAACAGACCTTCAGGATTTTCTAATGGATTTTTTATTGAAGATTATAATTTTACCAATTCTGGAGACTTGGATGAATATAATGGAAGATTTTGCGTTACTCCAGAATTTCCTGATGGGGTATATGCTTACTTTGCAACTTCTGTTATAGATTCTCAGAACAATGTTGTAGGAAGCTTTCCATATTTTATTGGAAATAAGTATAGATCTAAGTTTATATCAGACAATCAAAGTTTGAATCAATCTTTTGATTTTAATAATTCAAATCTTGTAAGAAATACTTTTCCATATAAAATTAATGATAAGTATGCAGACAATGATTTTATCATTGAATCAAATGAAATTGTCAATCAAATTACTCGTGTTGAATCAGTTACTTCTGGATCTATTGAAAATTATGAAATAATTAATGCTGGTGATAATTATAAAATTAATGATAATCTTGTATTTGATGAGACAAAAACTGGCGGTGGAGGTCTCAGCGCACAAGTTTCTGAAATTAAGGGTAAAAATATTGTCAATCTACAAACATCTAAAATATCATATGACGATGCTGTTTTTGTTTGGGACAATGGTAATAAAATTAAAGTAAAAGTTTCGCCAAGACATGACTTACAAAATTTAGATTATGTCAATATATCGGGATTTTCCACTTCTCTGTCAACACTAAATGGTTTTCATCAGATTGGAGTTACTACCCAATCATCAACCTTAATTAAAGAAATACCTTCTTCTGGTATTGTAACCGACATTTATGTTTCCAATATACCAGAAAATATTTCTATAGGTAGTAGCATAGGAATTGGAACAGAAACATTATCAATTTTAAACATTTTTAGTGTTCAAAATGTATTAAGGGTTCTCAGAGGACTGACGGGGACATCTCATACTACAACTACACTTGTGTATTTTGTTCCTGATACATTTACAATTAATAAATCTGTTAATTATTTTGATTCTAAAATTAATGATTTGGTTTATTTTAATCCCACACAATCAGTTGGTGTAGGAAGCACATCTGGTATAGGAATCGCAGTTACATTTAATGTTGGTATACAGACCAATAATATAATATCCGTACCAACTCAATCAATTTATTTACCAAATCATCCATTCTATACTAATCAAGAAGTAACACTAACAAAACCTTCATCTGCATCTGCAATATCTGTAGCGAATACATCACAGAGTGCATCATTCAATTTGCCTATAAGTGGTAACAGTCAAAATGTTTATATTATTAGAAAATCTGTAGATCATATTGGAATTGTAACTCAAATTGGATTGACAACTTCAACTAATGGTCTATTCTTCTTATCAAATGGAACGAATAACTATCAATATTCAATACAGTCCAACTTTAGTCAAATTGTTGGTGATATTGAAAAGATTACTACCATAGTTTCTGTTTCTACTTCTCATAATTTATCATCTGGAGATAATATAAACCTTTATGTCAAACCAAGTTTGACAGTTGGTATTGGAACATCAACATCGGTAAAATTAAAGAGAGATTTATTAACAAACTATGTTTTAGCAAATCCAATAGGATTTAATTCTACAGCAATTAATACATCTAAGAGTACTTTTAATATTACTTCTCATGGATTAAAAACTGGCGATAAAATTAAGTATGATGCAAATCAATTAATATCTGGACTGTCAACTGGTTTTTATTATGTTTATAAAGTAGATAATAATACTTTTAAACTATCAGAAACTTATATTGATGCATATAAAACTGTACCACCAAATACTGTAAGCATAGCAAGTACTGGTGGAACATCACAGACAATTTCTCTTGTCAATCCACCACTAACATCTATTAAAAATAATAATTTAGTGTTTGACATAAGTGATTCATCATTGTCTGGATACAAACTCAAAATATTTTATGATAATAACTTTAAAGATGAATTTGTTTCAACTGGTTCTACGAACACTTTTTCAACAATTGGAGTTGGAACTTGTGGCGTATCAACTAATGCATCTCTGACAATTAATTACAGCAAAGAACTTCCAACAAGACTATTTTATGCTTTAGAAAAATCTGGATATATAAGCACAGCGGATAAAGAAGTTGAAAGATACTCCGAAATTAGTTTTGTTGATAGTTACTATCAACAGGGGTCATATAAAGTTTCTGGAATAGGAACGACAACATTTAATATATCATTAAAAACTTCTCCAGAAAAAGATTCTTATACTGAGTCAGAGTGTGATACTTTAGAATATACAACAAATTCAACATCTGCTTCTGGTGGAGTTTCAAAAGTAAGAACTATTTCTCCTGGAGTAAACTTTAAAAAACTACCAGTCTTTAAAGAAATTGAATCGGATAATGGTACGGGTGCATACATTGTTCCAACATCTGATTTTATTGGAAAAGTAAATCAAATTAGAATTGTAAATGAAGGATTTGAATATTCATCCGATAAAACTTTAAGACCAGAAGCTTCTATACCAAAATTATTAACAATACAAGATTCTCAGAGAATTACTGATGTTCAGGTTGTAAATGGTGGAAAAAATTATACTTCTTCTCCAGATTTAGTGATTGTTAATCCTGATACAGGTAAAAAAATTGATTCTGGTCTATTAGTTGCAAATTACTATGGAAATTCAATATTATCAGTTTCTGTTAAAGTTGAACCAAAGGGATTACCATCTTCAGTAGTCCAAATTAAGTCCATCAACAATACAAATGGCGTAGGGATTCAAACCATAAAAACCTCATCATCTGGAATTGTAACATGTGTCTTAGTTACTCCTATTTCTGGATTTGGTACTGAACCATTCTCAGTTGGAGATAGAATTTTTGTAGAGGGAATTCAAAAATATGGAACTGATGGTGACGGATTCAATTCTGAAAATTATGGATACCAATTCTTTACTGTATCATCTTATTTGAATGGAGGCACAACTGCACCTAGAGAGTTAGAATATAATTTATCTGGTTTATCAACAAATGTTGGTATAGCAAAAACGATTCAGGATTCTTTTGGAATTATTATTAATTCTTCTAATTATCCACAGTTTAGTGTTTCACAAACTTTTTCAAACTTTATTTTTGGTGAAATTCTAGAAGTTTATGTTGGAAATACTTTTATAGAACAAGATTTAAGAATTGTTGAATCAAATCAAAATTACATTAAAGTTTCTGGATCATATAATTTAGAAGTTAATCAAATTATTAGAGGCACACAATCTGGTTCTTTGGCAACAATTAATACTATCAATGAATCAACAGGAAAATTTGGTGTTGGTTATGCATCGACCCAAAGAATAGGTTGGGATGATAATATTGGAGTACTTAATGATGATACTCAAGTAATTCAAGATAACAATTATTATCAAAATCTTTCTTACTCTGTAAAGAGTAATCAAGAATGGGTTAATATTGTAAGTCCAGTAAATGATCTACTCCACATTAGTGGATTGAAAAACTTTGCAGATACTCAAGTTATTGAAAATGTTGGAGTAGGAACCACTTTTGTAACTGATTATACACTATCATTATATGACATAATTGAAGAAAATAGAGTTGATACTATCAACAATTATGATATGGTTTTAGATGTTGATTTAGTTGGTGGTTTATCTAGATTTTTAAAATTCAAAAATAAAAAATTGGCGGATTACATAGAATGTCTTACCAATAGAGTTCTTGAAATTGATGATATTAGTGCAGAATTTTCAAATAGTGATCAAGAAATTGAACCATCTCTAAAAGTAGATGAAATTACACCATCCAAAAAATTCAATAAGTACTTAATTCAAATATCTGATAAAGATTATTCAAATTTCCAGTTTACAGAATTAGTCCTTTTGAATAATAATGACCCAGTAGATCCAGATATTTTTACTCTGGAAAGAGGCACTTTAAGTACAGGAGTTTCAACTGAAACTGCATATACATCCAATTTACTTGGAGATTTGTATGGAGAAATTGATGAATTGGGAAATCATTATTTAAAGTTTGATCCTACCGATCCTTATAATACCACATATAACATAAAGTATTCTAATATTTCTTTTGATAATTATAATACTGGAATTGGAACTGAATCAATTGGATTTGTAAGTCTAACTGGCATTACTTCAACAATAGGGGTTGGTTCAACAGCAATTTTATTAGAAAAACCAAAATCACTTGTTGAGTCTAGTTTTTCAGAAATTCAGTTAATTCCTCCTACCACAAATGAAATGAATTATGTTGAGATTTTCTTAGATCATGATGGTACAAATACAAATATATCTGAGTTTTATTTTGAAAGTTCTGATGGTTATAGTTCTAATTTTATTGGATCATTTGGAGCTTCTATAAGTGGAAATATTTTATCATTAAATTATACCAACACATCCAACGATTCAGTCACCATTAGATCCAAAAATATTGGATTTGGTACAACTGCAGTTGGAGTTGGAACATATAGATTTAAAGCATATGGACAACCAGATGATAATGAAAGAACAATTAAATATACATCTTCTTTTGCAAACGTATCTTCATCTTCTACAATAACATCATTTGATAAAAACACTTTTAGTTCAGTAAAATCTTTGATAAAAGTAAGCATTGGAGAAACAAGTGCTTTACATCAGGTTATGCTAGTATCTGATTCAAGTAATGTTTATACTCTACAATATCCATTTTTAGCAGTAAACTCTTCAAGTGGAATTGGTACTTTTGGGGGAGAGATATCTGGATCTAATGTTTCTCTAAAGTTTTATCCAAATGCGGAATTTTCCGGAACATTTGAAATATTGAATTTTAATCAGTCTTTCTATAAAGAAAATGATTATGTCACAGCAAATGCGCCATTAGATTTAACCTATGGAAATATTACTGAGACAATTGGAGTTTCTAAGTACTATGCAATTAATAGTAATGAATTGAATAGATTAGACTTTGAATTGAATTATCAGGGAACTCCAATCTTCATGAAAACATTTGATCCATCTGATACAAATGTTTTAAATTCTTCCACTGGAGAATTTACAATTACGAATCATTTCTTTAACACGGGTGAAGAATTAATTTATAGACCAAATTCAACATTTATTGGAGTTGCAGCAACTTCTGTTGGAATTGGATCAACGCTAAACCATGTTGGAGTAGTTACTAACATATTACCCAGAACGGTATATGCAATTAGAGTTAATAACGATAAGTTTAAAATATCAACAAGAAAAGAATTTGCAACTTCTGGAATTGCAGTAACATTTACATCTTTGGGATCTGGAAACGCACATGAATTTGAAATGGTTAAAAAGAATGAAAAGTCAATTATCTCAATTGATAATATCATTCAATCCCCAATTGCATATTCATTGGTCACTCACACTTTAAATAATAATACTCAAATAAGTGCTTCATCTACAGTTTTTGCTTTAAGTGGAATATCATCAATTCGTCTTGGAGATATTTTGAAAATTGATAGTGAGTACATGAAAGTGGTTAATGTTGGTTTAGGTACAACATATTCGGGACCTATATCTTTTGCTGGGACATTCCCACTTGTAAATGTCTCTAGAGGTTTTGTTGGTAGTTCTGCTACTACACACCCAAATCTATCTCAAGTTGATCTTTATAGGGGAGCATTTAATATTGTTAAGAGCGATGTTTATTTTACAAATCCTCCAAAGGGAAGTTTGGACGATCAATTATTTGCAGACCTTGATAACTTATCAGAATCTAGATCATATTTTAATGGTAGAGTATTCTTGAAAAAAGATTACACAACTAATCAAATTTATGATAATATTTCAGAAAGATTTACTGGAATAGGACAAACTTATACCTTAACAGTTGGTGGCGGAAATACAGTTGGTTTGGGTACAACTGGAGGAAATGGAATTGTTTTAATTAATGGAATATATCAAACACCATCTACTCAAAATAATGCAAATAATAACTTTAGAATCATAGAAAATACTTCCGTTGGAGTTAGCACAATTGTATTTTCTGGAATTACTTCATCAAATGGTTCAGTTGTAGTTTCTCAATCTGATATAAACATAAATCAACTTCCTAGAGGTGGAATGATTGTATCTTTAGGATCAACACCTGGATTAGGATATGCGCCATTAGTAGGAGCGTCTGTAACTGCAATACTTGGTATAGGTGGATCAATTACTTCAATTGGTATAGGAACCACTGGAAATTGGGGATCTGGATATAGAAATCCAGTTTCAGTAGCAGTTACAGAATATGGTCACTCAGGATCAGCGGCAACTATTACAGCATCTGTAGGAGCTGGGGGAACGCTATCATTCACAGTTGTGGGTGGTGGAACAGGATATGTAAATCCCCAAATTAATGTTTCATCACCAAGTTATGAAAATCTACCAGTTATTGGTGTTTCTAGACTAAGCGTTGGATCAACAACTGACTGTGGAACAGGTTTATTGATAAATGTTGAAGTTGGCGCAAGTTCTACCGTAGGAATAGGTTCTACTTTATTTGAAGTTAAAGGATTTAAAGTTACAAGAAATGGTTATGGATTTAGACCAGGAGATGTAGTTAAAGCAGTAGGTTTAGTAACCGATAAAGGTATTTCACAACCAATATCAGAGTTTCAGTTAACAGTTTTAGAAACGTTTAGTGATTCATTCTCTGCTTGGCAATTTGGAGAATTAGATTACATTGATTCAATTGCGGCACTTCAAGATGGCGCTAGAAAGAGATTCCCACTTTATTACAATTCTCAATTATTAAGTTTTGAAAAAGGTTCTGATGCAGAATCCCAATTAATTGATTTTGATTCTTTATTAGTTATTTTTATTAACGGTATACTTCAAAAACCAAAAATTGCATATGAGTTTAGTGGTGGTACATCATTCACGTTTAGTGAACCACCTAAACCAGAAGACAAAGTTTCAATTTATTTTTACAGAGGAAGTTCTCAAGATAGTAGATCAGTTAATGTAAATGAAACTATAAAAATAGGTGACGATGTAAGAGTTTACAGTAACAATGAATATCTTGGCATAACAACAACACAAAATTCTAGAGTAGTTACTGATATTGTTACTTCTGATAAAATACAAACTAATCTTTATATGGAGAATGGAATAGATACATTAATTGAAAAACCATTGTATTGGACAAAACAAAAAGTTGATAAAGTTGTTGATGGTGAAATAATATCCAAGTCAAGAGATTCTATAGAACCACAAATTTATCCAACAGCAAAAATAATTAAAGATTTATCAACCACTAATAATGAACTATTTGTTGATAATGCACAATTCTTCAATTATGAAGGTTTGCCATCTTTAGACATTGATTTTGACGCATTAATAGTATCTGGTGCAGCAGATCCAGTATCAGCAGCAGTGACAGCAGTTGTTTCTGCTGCTGGAACAATACAATCGCTTTCAATAGTAAATGCTGGTAGTGGATATACGGGTTCATCCATAACTGTAAAAATTTCTGCTCCTTCATATGTCGGTGTTGGTGTAGGAACAACTGCCACTGCTACTATTTCAATTTCAGGTGGATCTCTAACAACTCCTATTTCAATAACTAATCCTGGACTTGGTTACAGTCAATCAAGACCACCTCAGGTCATAGTTCCTTTACCAGATCCAACTTATGAAAATGTCAGTTCTGTTACTACATTAGAAGGATTCTCTGGAAAAATAACAGGAATTGCGACTGCAGTAGGTGTTGGTACAGCACTTGCTATTAAATTCACTTTAGATAGTTCTTTAGCACCATTTACTGGATTATCAGTTGGTTATCCTGTTTATATTTTCAATACTTCTGTTGGAAGTGGTGTAACTTCAATTTATGCACGTGACAATCAAATAGTTGGAATTGGAACTACATGTTTAGATAATGTGTACAATGTTAGCGCATTTAATTCAACAACTGGAATTATGACCTGCAACATTGTTTCAACATCATCTACAATTGGAATTGCAACAACAGGTTCAATTGTTGGACAAATATCATGGGGAAGGTTGTCTGGATTTACAAGATCTTCTTCTCCAATTTCTATTGGAGTTTCTGGATACACTATAAACTCGGGATTAACAACATTCCCAACTATTCAAAGAAGAGGGTATGGTCTCAGAGACATTGGACCCATCAAAAAGACTTTGTAACCTAGTATAAATATAGAAAAAACTATATCCCAATGTCTGCACTTGTAACAGATCAGTTTAGAATATTAAATGCGACAAATTTTGTCAATTCTGTAAGTGATTCTTCAAATTCTTATTATGTATTTGTTGGATTATCAAATGCAACTGCTACTGGATTTGGTAGAAATAGTTCGTGGGATACTACACCACCAAATCCAACAGATAATTTTGATTATTTGAATCATTATGAAACGACAATGCTTTTTGGCAAAAAAATAACGAGTGCAAATATTAGAAGAGTAATCAGAAAAATTACTTGGACTTCTGGACAACAATATGACATGTATAGACCTGATTATAGCACAGTTAACAGGTCATCATCTGGTTCTTTAAGATTATACGATGCAAATTATTATGTTTTAAATTCAGATTATAGAGTTTACATTTGTATTGATAATGGATCAAGTGGAATTAAAACAACAGCAAACTCTTCACAAGTTGAACCAACTTTTACAGACTTAGAACCATCAAAATCAACAGATGGATATACATGGAAATATCTTTATACAGTCTCACCGAATGATATCATAAAGTTTGATTCTACAGAATACATTACTGTACCTAATGATTGGCAAACATCTACGGATGCCCAAATTACTGCAGTTAGGGAAAATGGAAATTCTACAATTAATGAAAATCAAATAAAAAAAGTTTTTATTAAAAATGCAGGTAATGGATATGTATCACAGTCTGCAAAGTCTTGCAATTTAGTGGGAGATGGATCTGGTGGAAAAGTTTCGGTTGACATTGATTCAACTGGAAAAATAAGTGATATAACAGTTACATCTGGGGGTAAAAATTATACTTTTGCAATAGTTGATTTGGGAACTTCGTCAGCAAATATTCCAACTACTTATGCAGAATTAGTTCCAATCATACCTCCATCAAAAGGTCATGGTTTTGATATCTATCAGGAATTAGGTGCGGATAAAGTTTTATTATACGCAAGATTTGATGATTCTACAAAAGATTTCCCAGTAGATACTAAATTTGCTCAGGTTGGAATTCTTAAAAATCCAACAATTTATGATTCAACAGGAATAAGCACTACTGTATATAATTCGAATGATTTTTCGGCAGTTTATGCCATGAGATTTAGTGGAACTCCATCTGGAACAATTTCTGTTGGAGATAAAATTCAACAATCAGTAACTGGTGGAATTGCTTATGGTTATGTAGTTTCTTATGACTCAGAAACAAAAGTTCTCAAATATTCCAGAGATAGATCTTTATATTTAAATGGTGGATCTGGATCAACGTATGCTGATTTTGTAGGTGTATCATCATTCTTTGATAGTTCTGGGACTAATTTATCTTTTAATTCATCAGGAACAGTATCAAAAGTTGGTGGCGGGTTTAATGCATCGGTAGATAGTTCATTCTCTGGAATTACTACAACAATTACAAATAAAATTGTAAATCTTGGAATAGAATTTACAAATGGACTTGCCAATCCTGAGATAAATAGTAAGTCAGGTAATATAATTTACATTGATAACAGACCAACTGTTACAAGAAATTTAAGACAAAAAGAAGACGTTAAAATTATCCTGGAATTTTAAAAGATGGCTCAAAAAACTAATCTTAATGTAAGTCCATATTTTGATAATTTTGCCGAAAAGGATCTTGGCGCAAGAGATAAGAATTATTACAAGGTTCTTTTTAATCCAGGAAAACCTATACAGGCAAGAGAGTTAAATACTCTTCAATCAATATTACAGGATCAAATAGAAACCTTTGGTAGTCATATTTTTAAAGAGGGATCATTAGTAATTCCAGGAAATATTACTTATGATGCTCAATTTAATGCTGTCAAATTGAATTCCCAACAATATGGAGTTGAAATAAGTTCATATTTGGCAAATTTTGTAGGAAAAAAGATAACGGGACAAATATCTGGAATTACTGCAACTGTACAGAAGATACAACTTCCTAATGCAGGTTTAGGAATTGAATATCCAACTCTGTATGTAAAATATTTAAATTCAGATTCAAATTTTGAAATAAATCCATTTCAAGATAATGAACCTTTATATGCTTCAGAAACAGTTGGGACAATTATTACTGGCACTCCATTTGCATCGACTATAGCAACAAACTCAACCGCAACTGGTTCTGCAGCATCTATTGGTGAAGGTGTATATTTTATTAGAGGAACTTTTGTTAGAGTCCCCAAGCAAACATTAATTTTAGATTATTACACAAATACTCCATCCTACAGAGTAGGGTTGAGAGTAGATGAACAAATCATAACACCAAAAGATGATGCTACATTATATGACAATGCTGCAGGATTTTCAAATTACGCTGCTCCTGGAGCAGACAGATTTAAAATATCTTTAACCCTTACAAAAAAATTATTAACAGATACGTCCGATGTTGATTTTGTAGAATTATTAAGACTTAAAGATGGTGCAATTAAAAAGGTTGAAGTAAAATCTAGTTATTCTTTAATTAGAGATTATCTAGCACAAAGAACATATGATGAGTCTGGAGATTATGTAGTTACTCCATTTCAATTTTCACTTAATAACTCATTAAATAATAGACTTGGAAATGACGGTTTATTTTTCAGCAATGAAAAAACAGATCAAGGCAATACACCATCAGATGATTTACTGTCTATAAAGTTTTCTCCAGGAAAAGCATATGTAAGAGGATATGATATTGAGAAGACAGGAATAGAAATTGTAGATGTTCCAAAACCTAGAACAAAACAAACGGTCTCTTCAGTAAACATACCTTTTGAAATGGGTAATTTATTGAGAGTTAATAATGTAACAGGAGCTCCTAAACAAAAACAGGAAATCTATTTTCAAAATACCAGAAAAAATAGTACAACTGTTTCATCTGGATCAACAATTGGATCTGCTAGAGTCTATAGTTTTAATGTAACAGATGCCGCACACACTGGTTCATCTACAAATTGGGACTTATATCTTTATGATATTCAAACTTATACTCAAATTACATTAAATCAGTCAGTTTCTTCTATACAGGTTCCCGCAACTTCTTTTATAAAAGGTAAAAATAGTGGTGCTAGTGGATATGTAGTTTCTGCTGGTGACGGATCAGCAGTCATTAACATTAGACAAAAATCTGGGACATTTATAGTTGGAGAACCAATTCTGATTAACGGATCTGATTTATATCCAAGAACAATATCGATTATTAAAACATATGGCATTGAAGATATCAAGTCTTTACACCAACCAACTGCAGTTTCCGGATTTTCTACTGCCTTTTTATCAGATGCTCAATTAGATAGAGTTTCTAGATCAGAAATTATTACAATAACTCCAGGAAGTGGAGGTATAAGTACAGCAACAGTAGCATTACCAGCATCATTTACCGGAATTAAAACCGATAATATTATTAGATATCAAAGATCTGGTGTAACAACAGAAGTTTATAACAGAGTTATTTCAGTATCATCTTCATTAAATTCTTTAACACTAGAAGCAGTTACATCTGTTGCTGGTGTTTGTGATGGTTCATTACCTAGTTCTACATTTAGTGGTTCATATGCAGTTGGTGTACCAAAACTTAAAAATGAGCAAAAAGGATTTTTATATGCAGAACTACCAAACTCTAACGTTGCTTCAACAAACTTAACCTCATCCACAATTACATTTGGAGCACAATCAAATACATCTTTCACACCATCTTCAAATAGTTTAACCGTAAGCACAGGACAATTTAATCTTGGTATTAATTCTACAGGAACTAAGTTTCAAGCATTTGATGAAGAAAGATATTCTATTTTTTATTCTGATGGAACTATAGAAAATTTAACATCAGATAAAGTCACTTTAAGTGCCAATTCGGATCAAGTTACTTTTTCAAATATTCAAAATAAACAAGTTGCAGCAGTTAATGCTACATTTGTTAAAACAGGAATACAAAGTAAAGTTAAACAATTTAATAGGTCAAAATTAATAAATGTTATCTTATCAAAAGATAGTCAATCTGGAACGGTAATTAATACGTCAATTAATGATGGTCTTACTTACAATCAATTTTATGGTTTAAGAGTTCAAGATGAAGAAATATCTTTAAATTTTCCAGATGTTGT